TGAACAAGCTCCAATTAAAATAGTGACTGAGAGCACTTCTAAGAAAGATGTATAGCAGACCAAGAAGAAACTGGGGAGTAATAGCTCTAGTATCCATTTTGGGAGTATCTAATCTTTCTTTGATGAATACTTTAGTTTCTCATAAATTTAAAAGTCCATATCCAAATTTAAATTTACCAGTAGGTCCTTATACGAGTTATAAAGTTGTGACTACAGAAAAAGGATATAGTATCAGTTACAAAGCTAATGATCCAAAAATTCTTGCAAGAACTAAACTTGTAGATGAGGAAAAAGGATTATTTAAAAAGGATTCTAAATTAAGTTTAAGAGAAACTTATACGATGAATAGTGAATCATCTTCACAGCAATCAGAAGGTTCTGTGATGACTGATAAGGATATAGCTTGTATTAAGGTAGAAGGAAGTGGAAATGCTACTGGAAGAGTTGTAGGAGCCTCTGTGGGTGTTCAGGCGGCTCCAGTGGTAAGTAATATACCAATAGTAGGTTGGTTAGCAGCAGGGCTTGTTACAATGTTTGCTCAGGATAAAGGTTCTGAAATAGGTGGAGATATAGCAAAGAACTATAACGATTGCTAGTAGCTACATAAAATTTAGGAAGCTATACTCAAATTAATAGAATATTAATTATGTCTTGTAAAGTTTCTTTAGAAAAATTAGATGAAACAATGAAGCAGCTTGTTGAACAGCAGACTTCTTTGGCTAATGATATAAAATTAAAAGATCTGGAAATTGTTCAAGCAAAAGAATCTTATATGAAAGTGTTAGGAGCAATAGAAATTGTTCAATTCCTTAGAAAGGAAGTAGAGCATCCATCTGAAGAGGTAGAGAAAACAGGTAATGTAGATATTGCAGAGGTTACATGAGATGTTATCGGAGATGAATCAAGAAAGATATAAAGCTCTTAGATTATTAGCAGATCATATTCGAACTCCGTCCCGTGATTTATCTTTAAATGCAATATTCAATGATGTAAAAGATGAGGATTTAAAATGGGTGACTGAGAAAATTCATTATTATTTATTAAGATTACTAGAAGAATCAGACTGTGAGATAGAAGAGGAGATTGAGCTAGTTCCATTAATGGAATAAAGGATACATTTGTATAAGTTTATGCAGCATAGAGTTTTCTCAAAGCTGCATAATATATGATTAATTGCGAGCAGGATTTATTAGTCAACCTAATTGAATTATCTCCTCGTAATGCTCGACGAAAATTTAGACAGTCAATATTCGAGTTATGGGAATGGAAGTGTGCTTATTGTGATAAAGAATTAGATACGAAGTCTGCAACCATTGACCATATAGTTCCAAAATTTAAAGGTGGTCATAATGTTAAATCAAATATGATCTGTTCCTGTTCCAAATGTAATAGGTCAAAAGGATCTGTATTACTGGAAGATTGGTATAATCCTTCTAATTCTTACTATTCAGAGGAAAGACTTGGTAAAATAAAGCATTGGATAGAAGATAATAGTGCCCCTATTAAGCTTGTATCTTCAGATAAAGCTACTCCGTATATAACAAATGACTTCTACATCGGATGGATCTCAAGTTAAAGCCAAAGCATTCTTAAAAGATAAGAGCCAAAAGATTATGGAATATATGCCTGAATTACAGAGGGCACGTATTCCAGATGCCCTAGAAAGAACAGAAGGTAGGCAAGGACAAGATATTAAGACTAAAGTAAGGGAAGGAATTATAAAAATTATTTAATGGACAGTGTAAATCCAAAGGATCGAGCATATGTTAATGATTTAATCATTCAATGCTTAAGAGACTCTATGTTTGTTTTAGAGACAACTAGGTTAGTTCATTGGGGTCTAAATGGATCTAAGTTTTATCAAGTTCATCTCTTGACTGGCGACATACAGGATGAGATGCATGCAGGTGTAGATGCTATTGCAGAGCATGCTAGATCAATAAATGTTATGACTCCACTAAGCGTGGACAACCTGTTAGGTTCTAGAGTTCAAGAAATAGATATTAGTAACCCATATGATGAAGATAAAATCATCTTAGAATTGAGTGTAGCTCATGATGTGCTTGCCAATCTTTTCGAAGAATTAGCAAAGTACGCTGGTATGATTGGTGATGATCTTACTCAAGATATGGCAGCTGATCGTGGTCGAGAGCATAAAAAACATCAGTGGCATTTACGATCAACACTGACTTATAAGTACGAGACACAAACAGATGTCAACGAAAAACAAATCGCAGAAAAGAGCAAAGGCTAAAAAACTTTCGAAAGATCATTTGAAGTGTAATAAGCCAAAGAAGACACCTAGTCACAAGACGAAGTCTCATGTCGTAAAAGCTTGTAAAGATGGGAAAGAAAAAATAATTAGATTTGGACAACAGGGTGTTAAAGGGGCTGGTAAAAATCCGAAGTCAGCTAAAGATAAAGCAAGAAAGAGATCATATTATGCAAGACATGACGCACAAGATTCAAATCCTGATAAGTTTTCAGCTAGGTATTGGTCACATAAAGTTAAGTGGTAATTAAATCAAACTCCAGCTTCTCCACCATTTAGTAATAATATATTTTGAACCTTTGATTGGAGGTAGTGCTTCATGCATTGTTTTATAGTTGGGGAATCCATTTATATATAGGTTATTCCATCCTATTAATAAGCCTCTTTTTGGTTTTATTTTCAAATTTAAATATTTAAAATAAGTTTCTCCTCCCTCCTCTACATCATTCAAATAAATCATAGTAGTCCAGGTTCTTTGACCCATCCACTCACAATATGTTTTAAATTCATGATTGAAAGGTGAGAAGAAATCGTAATGTTCTTTGTAATATTCGCCTACTTCATACTTCTGAGCCTGCATTGTTTCACCGAAAAATGGTTCTAAGTTCATTAAGTTGGCTATTTTTTTATCAATACTTAAATAAAAAAGATCTTTAAAATAATTCAGGTCTGCAGTTCTACTGGTTCTATAGTTATTTACTAAGCATGTATCCCCCTCATCTGCGACTGTGGATGGTCTAAGACCCCTTGATATCATTTGAATTAATTTATCACATTCATCTTCAGATAGAAAATTTTCTTGTTTGTATAATTGTGTAAAAGGGTAATATATTCTTTGAGTTTTTTTGGTGATATTATTTTTATAGAAGTTTTTATAATTTATTTTTTTAGGTTTTTTCTTAAATTTTGACAAAATCTGCAATTTTTTTATCTGATCATCATTTAAGTTGTACGTTTCTTTAAATCTTCTAGTAACTTGGGTCTTACTAGCACCACTGACAGAAGCTTCCATGAAATATCTAATTAAATCTTCTATTGACATGGCAGAGTTTTACTAGTCTTAGAATACAGGTAAACAAAGAAATTTCAAATGGGAACCGTAGTTATTAGTTTTTTTGTATTATTTGGAAGTAGTTATGGAATCAGTTCTGTGCTTCTGAAAAAAAGTATAAGAATACAAGATACAATTTATCAAACTCCACAGACAACTACGGGCATTTATCCTCCGATCAGAAGAGAGCTCAACATTAAGGGAAGCCCTGAAAGGGGAGATTGGTTTGTATAGTGTTGCTCCTTAATTTACTGTTGGTAATATATGTATAAAGGTTTTAAATTATATGGAAGTCAACCTCCCAGTAGACCAAGAATTTGCAATTCATGCTGCTGCGATCGCAATCCAAACTTTAGACCGAGTAGAGTTAGAAGAAGCATTTATTGAACTTCTACATCAAAAAGCATTGGATCGTCAGATGTTTTATAGCATTATGAAAGATCATGGAATAGATGCAGACATTCAATTTCAGCTTTCAACTGAAGGTCAAATTACGTAATTATCATGGCTACACGAACAATTGAAGCAACTTTAGATACATTCAGTGTTGATGCTGGATCTGAAATCACATATCTTGGTCCTACTACAGCAGGCAACAAAGGTGATGCTGTAAGAGGATTTAGGGTAAATCCTGGAGGAACAGGAGACATTAAGGTTACTCTAGATAGAACAGAAGGTGTCAATACAATTCAGATATTTCAAGAGGATGCTTTTGGAACAGGTAATGCTCCAACTGGATATCAGAAGTTTTTTGATATATCTAAAGCAGGTAAAGGAAAAGGAGCTGTTGGTGTTACAGTTACTAACGCTGCAAAGAATTACGTTGTACTTCTTAATCTAGACGGTTATTCTGAAGTAAGTTATAACGGATCTGTTGTCGTCCCTTAAATATTCATTTTTTTCTGAAAAAGGTTATAAATTAACTAAATCTTATACATCGGCTAGAACATTTTTAGGTTTAGGTCGATATGCAACTTATAAAGACTTTGGAGAAGAGTCTTGGAAAATTGGATATGGGAGCACTGAATTAAATGGTCATGCGTTAACAGCAAAGGATAGGGCTACTCAAAAAGATATAGATAAGCAGTTTTATTTGGATTTAAAAGAATTTTCAAATAAGTTAGGGGATTATGTTTTTGTAAATTTAAATTTAAACAGACGGGCTGCACTTTTGAGTTTTGCTCATAGTATAGGTATCCAATCTTTTAAAAATTGCAAATTATTAGATCTAATTAATAGTTATTCCTCTAAGACAAAGATTATTAAAGAATGGAGTCCTTTTATTAATACGTATTGGATGTCAGGAGGCGATCTAATGGTTGCTAGACGACGTGCCGAATTAGATATGTATTTTGCTGCAGATAAAGAAATACCTACCTTCTATTCCCATAAATGCCACACTGAGATTTGTTTATTAAATTTAGTTGAAACTTTTAATGGATCTTCTAATCAAATCAGAGGTATTGAATATTTAGAAAAGAAATTTAAAGAGTTTGATCCGTCTGGAGAGGTTTTACGTCGCTTTTTCCGTTATTGGAATGAGAAGCCAAGTGGTCTAGGATCTCCGAAGCGAGCCAAGGTTGATCTTTAAGATAATTTAAAGCATCAATTAGCTCTAGCTCAGGGGTATAGTTTTCAATTAAATCTTTATACTCCATTGTCATCCTCCTGTGGAATATTCTTTAAATGTGAAGTAGGAATTGTCACGTTTTTAAATCCCTCATGAAAAACTTGTGTTAAATTTTTCATTTTTTCCTCATGCATTCCTATTTTAAGCAGTACTAAGTATCCAATCAAATCATTTACTACATCTTCATCATTTGCAAGTAAACCTGCACCTTGCATAATTCGATTTAATTTATCGTCAATTCGAACTAATAACTGCTCTACTGGTGATGATTTACTAAAAACTCTGCATGGTTTTAAAGCAGAATTACCATATTTTCTATTTTTATGTATTAGTAGTTCTTTGATATCATCGCAGATCTTACTAATCTTTATTTCTGAGTCCGACATGGTCATGTTAATTCCTCGTAGAATATCTCTATGAGTAAGTTTACTAGTAGTTACGACGTTGACAATCGTTATAGGTTTTATAAGTCACTGAATCCTGATTCGGATATCAGTAAGACAAGACGTGGAGTCAGGCCAGGTGTTGATGATAGCTCTCGTAAAAGTTTTTTGAAAACATTTGTTAATAATTTAAATGAAAGTGGGTTTCCAAGACCTGCACAGATAAAGGATCAAGAATTTCCTAGAGATAATTAACATACTACTTTTCCAATATGTGAAAAGATTTCCATGAAGTCATTCGTTTGCTGAAATCCAAACTCAAGCTTAGGTAGATAAATAAAGTAACCCCAATATACTGGAGAGCTTAATGTATACATACCTTTTCCGTGAATAAGATTAGCTCTATTGGTAGGAAAACAGATTGGATAATCCCACATTTCTGGACATACTCTCATCATTTCAGGATAGGTAGAAAAAAATAAAGCTTGATGTATATTTCTTAATTTCCATTCTTTCAACAATCTTCTGAACCATATAACACTAGGGGCTTTTGCTCCTGTACCAGCAGTAACACTCCATCTCCACGTTTTTCTTTCTTGAGAAAAAGAACACCTTCCGACCGTTGGGGGAAATAGATATACTGTACCAGTCCACGGTTCATCGATATTTAAACCGTCCTCTTTCAAGGTGTATATTTTTTTCGCTTTTAAAAACTCGACATTTGCACTATGTGTAGAACAAGGATCTAAGTCTATATCCCCTAAAAGAGCATCTATATAAGGCAAGTATTCACATGGGGTAAGCCAATCATCATCAAGATGCTCGATTTGCCTAGATAAATATGGCTTTTTATTCACATGTGTTTGAAGCTTGCTCCTGCACTATCAATCTTGTAATGAACTAAAGACATTTCTTTTGAATCTTGAATAA